GTTGGAACCGCAGTTACATTTGTAAACGATACTTCGGCTGGGGTTATTACGATTGCTATCACTACAGATACGCTTGTGCTATCCCCGGGTGGCTCAACAGGATCAAGAGCGCTTGCGGCTAACGGCATAGCAACAGCAATTAAGGTTACGTCTACTCGTTGGATGATATCTGGGACGGCTCTTACCTAATGGGTACTGCACAGCAAATGGAGTTCGGCACAAATGGGGTGCATGGCGTTCTTACGTTCACCACGACCGGGGCGAATACATGGACAGTGCCTACTGGTGTTTCCTACATTACTGTTGAAGCGATCGGCGCAGGAACCACTGGAGCAACAACCGGAGGATTATACGGTGGTGGAGGTGGGGCATACGCTAAAACCGCAAGGATCGCTGTAACGGCGGGTTCTACGTTCTATATGCAGGTCGGTGCTACTGGCACATCAGGGGCAACTACGCAGGATTCCTGGGGGAATACATCAAATGCCGCACCATCAACAACATCCACTGGATGCTTGGCAAAAGGTGGCGCAGCTAACTCATCTGGAACAGGCGGTTCAGCGGCATCTAGCATTGGCAATACAACCTATGCCGGTGGAAATGGTGGCTTAACTGGGGGAACTCTTAATGGTAGAGCCGGGGGCGGCGGCGGCGGTGCGGCTGGGCCTTATGCTGCTGGTGGCAATGGTGGTGCTGGCTTGGCCGCCTCTGGCGCCGGTGGAGGCGGTGGCGCTGGTGGCCCATCCTCATCAGCAGGTGGCGCAGGAACTGCATCCGCAGGAGGAAACGGAGGGAATGGCCCCGCTGGAACTGGCGGTGGTGCTGGAGCTACCGCATCGTCTGCGGCTGGAGGCGCTACCCTTTATTCTGGTGGCGGTGGAGGTGGCGGCTTTGCAACTACAAATACTGCTGGCGCACTTGGTTTGATTTACCAAATGCTTGATTGGTCAACGGTTAGCAATGTTGGCCCCGGTGGCGGTGGCGGTGGCGGATGCACTAGCACAGGAGTTGGAGGCGGTGCAAGCCTTGGCGGTGGTGGTGGCGGTGGAGCGGCTGCTGGAACTGGCGGTTATGGCGTTGTGGTAATTAGATTCTAATGAACATCATATACACATGGCAGATCCTTGGTGTCTTTACCTACCAAGAGTACGAAGGGATAGAGGATGTGATCTATGCCTGTCAATGGCAGATTACCGGAACCGATCAGGACACAGAAAATTCCGCATGGATTTACGACATGATGGGATTCACCATTAATGTCGATATACCTCTCATCCCAAGATCACAGGTTACGGACTCTGACATTATTGGATGGGTGCAGACGGATCTAGGCCCAGCAAAAATAGCTGATCTGGAGGCTCAAATTGCTCAGATGCTTAATCCTTAGTTTTTGTCTGATTCCGATCAGCGCAGAATCATCTTGTCGATCACGCGCACAGGCTCATAAATTTGAAGTTGAGCAGGGCTATACTCACGGCAGAAAGGGTTATGTCATAGACCATATCTGTGCGCTCGCTTGTGGCGGCATTGATGATCCTAGGAATATGCAATATCAGACTTACAAGGACGGTAAGGCAAAGGATAAATGGGAGCGCACACCAGAAGGATGCGCTAAACTCTGCAACGATCAAAACTCAACCTCTACTAGAGAGGTTTTCAACTGTCGCTAAAGTCTATAGGGAGGACTTATGGCAAGACTGCATCTATTAGGACTGTTTCATACAATTCCTGCCGCCGAATTTTCACACTGCGCTTTTACAGGTCGCGTCATTCGTTTTGGAAAAATGATGCTTCCTTTTGGTCATGAAGTCATTGAGTATTCAAATGAAGGATCAGAATCTCAGGCAACGGAACACGTTGTCATATTGGAAAAGGAACGGTTTCGGGAACTCAAAGACCTCTACAAGCAAGAACAACCTAACGAAGCGGCTTCAGTCGATTGTACGCTTTATCGTGAATTTACCAAGAAACTTAAAAAAGAACTGGCCTACAGGATTGAATACGGCGATATCGTTTGTCATCCTTTTGGCATTTGTCATGCTGACTTGGTGGCTCAGTTTCCTAATGCTTATCATGTAGAAATTGGTATCGGCTATACCCAGTGCGCTATGCCTCTCCGCGTTTATGAGACTTATCAGTGGATGTCCTGGCATCAAGGCAAGGAACAAACAGGGGGCAACGATTATCAATGGGTATGTCCAATGGGATATGATCTTGATGATTGGGAACCAAACTATAACCAAGGTGAATACCTGCTTTACTTTGGCCGAGTCATTGAATGCAAGGGAATGCCGATCATCAAGGAACTAGCGAGGCACACAGAACTTCCTATTCGTGTTGTAGGACAAATTGATCCTGCAATGGAAGGATTCTTTGACGATGCCGTAAACCTGACTGTAGAGCCTCCCGTGACCGGTAAAGCCCGTAGTGAACTTCTACGCAATGCGGCGGCTATGCTGATGCCCACACGCTATACAGAGCCTTTCGGAGGCGCTGGCGTTGAGGGTCAATTATGCGGTACTCCACTAATCGCTTCCGACTTTGGATGCTTCAATGAAACCGTTATTCACAATCTTACTGGTTATCGGTGTCACACTCTAGGGGACTGGATTGAGGCAACCAGAAAGATTAACGCTCTCAATAGAAGACAGATTGCTTCTGTTGCGAGGGGGCGGTATGGCCTAGATACGGTAGGCGCACAGATGGATAAGATATTCCGTCAGATCATGAGCCTTAAAGATCAGGGATGGTATTCAAAAACACCTATAGATGCAGTGTGGCCCAATCCATGAGAATCCAAGAAGTATTTACTAAATCAGACAATGAAACGGCTGATGAAGTGCGGATATTAGCCGTTCTAGGCACTGTAGCGGTCATAGGGGCAGGTTTTCTTGCTCTCCCTGCCCTTGAGATAGGTGGTGGTATTGCGGCGATCCTGACGGCTCTGGGAGGGGCTATCAGATTACGCGGTTCTGATTAACTAGAACCATTCCCGTTTGAGCCACATAGATAGCCCCTTCAGCATCTGCAATCACCCTGACTCTGGCTGTATCCTCTGGAAGCATGGCAATCCCATGTTCCGAGAATAGATTCAGCCAGTAGTCCGGTTCCTGTAAGTTCACATGGTGATATCCATGCTGCCCTGGTAGAGCATGAGTGAACAGGATGAACTTCCCGCAAGCTAGAGACTTAATTAGATAGAGAACGTATTGTGGGTCAATATGCTCTGCGACTTCCTGACAGTGAACCAGATCCACATTAGCCACAATCGGACTCTTTGTAATGTCATGAAGGATCGTAGGATAAACGGCATTACGCACATTCTCCTCTAATCCATCGACGGCAATTACCTGACATCCCTTCTTATCGAAATAATGACTGGCGTATCCCATCCCTGATCCAAGATCCATTACGCTCTTAATAGCGAATCGATCAATCAGGTAATTCCAGACATTCGGTGAATGCGTATTGAAGTCTCCTTCTTTGAGATTGCCGCCTAGGTGGGGATGAGTCTCATCAATCGCATAACGGTAGTTCATGATTTTCCCTGACGTATAAGGCTCTAGTTCCTTCTGGAAGTTTGTGTTCATCCAGAGAAATGATGAATTTGTTTCCTCTCAGCAACTGGATAGTGCCAACCTGTTTATAGGTTATGCGTCCACTGTCCAGACTGCCAGAATCAGTATTGTTCCAAGTATTATTAATTCCATTGTTCATGCTATTGGCCTTTATCAACGCCATTTTGATACATTTTGAACAATTCGTCCAGGGACATATCGTTTCTTTTCTTGAACCAATCACCCGGAAAATCCATTGATCGTATCAATTCTGCGTTCAATCTGGCTTGGCCTTCTTTATCCAGTCTGTTCCTCGCGATATAGGAAACCTCAGTCAGGACTGTGTGCTTCTCAATAAGATCGTCTGTCATCTTCCGAAGTTCGCGAATGTCAGTCTGAACCTTGTCGATATCGTGGATCAGTTCTAGTTTCCCCTTTATCTCCTCAAGAACCTTCTCGTAGATCCGCTTACAGGCTTCATTGATCTTCTGATCTATCTTTTTATCCGTTCTTTCGATCATGCTTTTCATGGCCTTGATCTGATTGGTGCGGATAGAGTCTGAGATCGTCTTAAACCTATCCATTATGTCGGTCTTATTTTCCATCCTGTAATCTTCCATGATTAACTCCTCGCATTCCGCCTCCGTCATCGGCTTCCTTGCTGTCACCTCGGCGGGTCTGGTGTAGAGGGGTTCGATTTTGTACCCACGGTTTTTCCAATATGTTTCGACTTGCTCTTTGCCGAATTCAAATGCCGCACCTTCGATATCATCCCTTGTCATCATCCATACCCTCGGCTCCGCTTCTGGCTCGGAGGCGAGGAAAGTGCGGACTTTATCTCTTAACCACAGCGGCAGTTTTGAATCGTATTCAAGGTCTGCGTAGATTTCCCTGAGCAGTTCGGTTGCGGTGTTCATGCTTCACCTCTGGCTTTGGTGAGGGCGGCTTCGGCAATATATTTAACCAACCTCGTTGACAGAGTTCCGTACTGACAATCATTGCTATCATCTGCGTATCTGCATAGTTCTTCCAAAGCCTCATACATAGCAGGTGCAGCAGCAAGTAAACGGGCATTGGCATCCATGCGTTTGTTATACCCAAGAGACATTCCTTCCCCGCAAAAGTAGTCAAGAACTTGATTATTAGGTCCGGCTCCATACAACCCTTGATAGTCATCTCCCCAGATCCAAGGCCCCGGCGTAAATTTTGTTTCCATCACTCCTCCTCCAGATTCGCGAGTGCGGCTTCCATCTGCTCGGCATAGCCCTTGTTGCGTTCTGATTTGTCATTCGCGCCACCCTCTTTGTATTCATGGTGCGCTTGGTAGGCGCGGAATACTTGGGCGGCGATGTGCAGTTTCTGGCGCATTTCTTCGACGATGTCAGCGCGGATGTAGGGAATGTCGCTTTCTGTTTGCTTTTCAACATCGTCCCAGTCCATATATCGTGACAACCAAATCTTTTTCGGCGCGTTCACTCGGTCTCCTCCCACTCGATGCGGATGCAGGCTATTCGATCCCTTGAACACTTTTGTGTATCAGCCTCTTCTTCTGTTTGGTAAGCCTTGAAACCAAGCACACCGTACTCATAAACATTCACCCACCCCTCTTTCTTCACGGTCTTGGGTTTGATGCGGTACTCGAAATCTTCATAAAAGGTTATGTGCCTGTTGTCTGATACCCATGCTCCGCCAGCGCTTCTATATTCAATCTCCTCACCTTCAGCCCACGCATGGATCACATCAGCGTGTTTGTGTCTTTTACTCATTCTTCTTCCTCAAAGGGTGGGAACCTCATGGGGATTTCACAGCCCCGTGAAAAGGATTTATCCATTCGGTTCCCGTAATAAGTTGCCGAACTGTTCTCGGCGGTCAACCTACAAAGCATATTGGTGAAAAACTCTATAGGATTTCGACCCTGTACATTCAATGTGAGCTTAATGAAAAAAGGGCCTTATTGGCTGGGGGACTAGGATTCGAACCTAGATTGACGGGATCAAAACCCGTAGACCTGCCTTTAGTCGATCCCCCAATTATTTCCACTTAGGAAGACTGAGTGTTTGTATTTCCTGAGAATAACCAGGCCACTCGTCGTTCTCTAAGCAATGCTTGTACAAGGCAAACAATCGATCACAATCCTGTTGGCCTTTTTCAATAGCCTCAGAATCTAGTGTGTAAATGGCTACAGCATACGGTGGTGACTTCTCTACGACAACGAAGATAAAGTCATTAACATCCATTTCCCTATTGAATAGTTCCGTATACCAAGCCGCCTGACGGTAATACTTGTATCTAAGAACACTCTTTGCAAACTCAAGGGGGGATGCATCTTCAGTGGTCTTTAGGTCAACAATAATGCCGTCCTTTCTCAGGTAATCTGCTCTGGCCTTGACATGAATTCCATCAACAGTCTGGAAGCATGAGACTTCAGCGTCGCCACCCTGGAGCAACTCCTTTGCCACAGGATGATTCAATACTGATTTCTGCATACCAATGACCTGCATATACATATCAGAATTCAAGCCTTCAATCCCACGATCAAGCATCTCTACATGAGCCGCCTTACCCTCCTTGGTTCGACGGTCATAGTCAGCTAACGCATATCGGTTTCCAAACTCTTCTGGCTCTAGCACCGCACAGTGAACGGCACTACCGATCTGAAGGGCTGGTGACTGCTTACGGGTTACTGACTGACCAGCCTGAAAATGCGCTGGTGACATACCAAGCAAGTCCAAGCCAGATTTAGATATTCCGATATTGTCGAAATACTGCTGTTGCGGGAAGTTGAATTCAATCATTTTCTTCTTGCTCTATTTGGTGAGGATGTTCCGTCGCCGTCGCCGTAGCCGTAGCCGTAGCCGTAGCCGTCGCCGTCGCCGTCGCCGTTGCCGTAGCCGTAGCCGTAGCCGTTGCCGTAGCCGTAGCCGTAGCCGTAGCCGTCGCCGTAGCCGTCGCCGTCGCCGTTGCCGTAGCCGTAGCCGTAGCCGTAGCCGTAGCCGTAGCTGTAGCCGTAGCCGTAGCCGTAGCCGTCGCCGTAGCCGTCGCCGTCGCCGTAGCCAATAGGCTTAAATGATGGAGGCATTACATCCCCCACCCGTCTCCCACAGGAACCGAGAAGATTTCTGCTCCTTCTGGTATATCTACACCATTAGGCATTGGCTTAATTA